TAATAATAGTCTTTTGAACGGATAAAGGTTATATTATTTGCAATTAACTTAATGGAGGTCATTATGGCAAACACAAGAAGAATGAATAGATTGGAAGAGCTTGGTCGAGTGAAAGCTGAAAGCGCGGACACAAGCACGGGCAAAGGAAATCTAAAAGCTGAGAAGAAAAGAATTGTCGACGAACTGAGGGGATATAATAAAGGTGGTTCAGTAGGAACGACTATGTATTCCCGTGGTTACGGCGCCGATAAAAAATCAAGAAGAACACCTACTACAATCAGTTGAGTCTAGAAGATAGAATTCTTGAGAACGAGGGGTGGCGTAATACCGTTTATAAAGACACATTAGGTCTTCGTACAATTGGGGTCGGCCATCTCATTACAAAGGATGACTTTCCTTTCAAGGAGGGCGTTGAATATCCCAAGGAACAATTAATGGATCTCTTTAAGAAAGATCTAGAAAAAGCCCATAAAGGAGCAATGAAAGTTGTTGGTCATATAAAAGATCTTCCACGTGAAATTTGGGGCGTAACCGTGGAGATGGTTTTTCAACTGGGTCCAACTGGTGTTTCGCGTTTTAAGAAATTTATAAAAGCCCTTGAAGAAAAGGACTACCACGAAGCGCATTTGCAGATGAAAGATTCACGCTGGCATAAACAAACAAAGAAACGTTGTGAAAGTTTAGCGGAGATTGTACGGTCACACGCGTAGCTTATGGATATAATAAAAATTATTGATTATATTAGGAAGACATTAAAAACTAGACAAGATAACGTTAATGAAGCTATAACAAGCGATGTAAAGACTTTAGAGGATTATAAATATCTTTTAGGGAAATTACATGGTTACAATGAAATACAACAGGAACTCACGGACCTGCTGAAAAAACAGGAGCTTTATGACGACGAACAGTCTGATCTTACCACCACACATTCTTGACACAAAACGTATACAGAAAAAAAAGAAAGAAACAGAAAAAATTCCTCAGCCAACAGGCTTCCGTATTGTAATTTTACCTTTAACACTTAAATCAAAAACGAAGAGCGGACTTCATCTTACAGATAAAACAATTGAAGAGGCTCAAATTACAACAAACATTTGTAAAGTCTTAAAGGTAGGTCCCGACGCTTATAAGGACAAGGAACGGTTTCCCGATAAACCTTGGTGCAAAGAGGGGGATTGGGTTATCATCGCCAAATATGCGGGTTCGCGTATTGCCATTGAAGGCGGTGAATTACGAATCATCAATGATGATGAAATATTAGCAACGATTGATCACCCGCGTGATATCTTGCCCAAAACATTTATTTAACATGGAGGTACCATGCCACAAGAAACAGTAAACACAGTAAAGTCAGATGCCGATAAGATGGTTCCGCTTGATACGTCAGGGGAGTCCATGGATATAGAAATTAAAGAAAAAGAGGAAGAAGGAAAAGTTGTTGTAGAAGAAAAGACAGCGAAGACTGTCACGGAGGAGGAAAAAGATAAGGATAAGGAAAAAGATTCTTCTGAAGAAGAAGAATATTCCCAAGCCGTTAAGAAGCGCATTGATAAAATGACCTTTAAAATTAGAGAGGCTGAACGGCAAAAAGAGGAAGCCTTAAGATTTGCTGAGTCCATAAAGAAGGAACGGGATGAATTAAAAGGAAAGGTTACCAAGGTTGATGCAGGTTATATTGATGAATATCAAAAGCGTGTTTCTTCCGAATTAGACAAGGCTCAACAAGTTTTAGAAAAAGCGATTACCAATAATGATGTAAAGGCGCAAGTGGAAGCGCAAAAAGCGATTGCTAGACTTTCCATTGAAGAGGAACGTGCCAACGCCACGATCAAGCAACGCAAGGAATTTGAACAAGCTCGTAAGGAAGGTAAGGACACTAAAGTAGAACAGCCATTGCCATTGAACAAGGTCAAGCCCGACCCAAAAGCGGAAGCGTGGGCGGGGAAAAACTCTTGGTTTGGTGATAATGAAGCCATGACTTACACAGCGTTGTCGATTCATAAAAAACTTATTTCTCAAGAAGGGTTTGACGGGAAGAGCGATGAGTACTATAGTGAATTGAACAAACGTATGAGAGAAGAGTTTCCTCATAAATTTGAGGATAAAGACAAGAGTAGCCGAGTAGTCCAGACGGTTGCCTCTGCAAATCGATCGACAAAAACTGGACGCCGTACTGTGAGACTCACACCCTCGCAGATAGCTATTGCGAAAAAACTCGGTGTGCCCTTAGAGGAATATGCCAAACACGTGAAGGAGGCGTAACATGAGTACTAAGATAAATAAAACGTCACGCAAAACTGAAACCCGCGAGAAGGTTGCTCGTGAAAGAGGTTGGGTACCTCCCTCTAGCCTAGAGGCTCCCGATCCACCAAAAGGTTTTCACCATAGGTGGGTACGATGTGAATTTCGTGGTCAGCAAGATGATCAAAACGTCTTGCAACGAGTACGATCAGGATACGAAGCGGTTCGCGCCGATGAGTATCCAGACCGCCCTGACTTAGCTGTCATGAGTGGCGGGAAGCACGACGGGGTTATAGGTTTTGGAGGATTAATATTAATGCGATGCCCGATCGAGGTAAAGGAAGACAGAGACGCTTACTTCCAGCGCCAAACCACCGATCAACAAGCATCTATTGATAGAGATTTACACAAAGATGAGCATCCTTCGATGCCAATCCACAAGGAAAGGCAAAGTAGAGTAACGTTTGGAGGAGGTAAAAAACCTTAATGAGTAAGGTCGATGCTTTCTTCGTAATGTCTTAAAGGAGACATATCATGGCAAATATAGATGCTAAATTTGGGCTACGCCCATACCGCATGGTCGGGGGCAATTATAACAACCAGGGTGTAGGCTCGTATTCTATTCAAACTAGTGCGATCACGGGAGTAGCTAACGCTATTTACTATGGTCAACCAGTTATCCCGTTAGCAACGGGAGTGATTAGTTATGCTGGGGCTGCCGCTGGTGGTACTGTTGCTAACCTTGGTGTCTTTATCGGATGTGAATATACTGATCTCACTGGCAAACCTAGATGGTCTAACTACTATCCAGGAACCGCTAGCTTGAAATCAAGCACAGCTTGTAAAGCGTCCATTGTTGACGACCCCTTCGCATTGTATACGATTAACTGCAATGCTGCTGCCGCTGATGGTATTGTTTTTAGTAACGCTGACTTTGTAACTTCTGTCACGGGGAGCACCACTACTGGTGTTTCTTATGGAGAACTCGATGTTAGTACCTCTAATACTACTGCTACACTTAACTTGAGAATACTCGGTTTTGAGGATTCTCCTGGCAACGCGGATGCTACCGCTGCTGGTCGATTAGCGATTGTTAGGTTAAACGTACAAGCTATACCTACCGTACTTAGTGTAGGCTAGGATAAGGAGATTTGACATATGGCTATTAATAGAGCTCAACTTGCCAAAGAACTCGAACCTGGTCTGAACGCCCTGTTCGGCATGGAATATGCTCGTTACGAAAACGAAGCAGCAGAGATCTTTGAACAAGAATCAAGCGACAGAGCTTTTGAAGAAGAAGTAATGTTAGTTGGATTCGGTGAAGCTGCTGTGAAAGCGGAAGGTGCGGGTGTCGGTTTCGATACTGCACAAGAATCTTTCACTGCAAGATATACTCACGAAACTATTGCTTTAGCATTTAGTTTAACTGAGGAAGCCGTTGAAGATAACTTATACGACACTTTATCAGCTCGATATACAAAGTCATTGGCTAGGTCAATGGCTTACACTAAACAAGTTAAGGGTGCGAATATTTTGAACAATGCATTCGCAACTGCTGGAGGAGATGGTGTTTCACTTGTAAACGCTGTTCACCCAACAGCATTGGGAGGCAACTGGTCAAACAGAAATGCAACTGATGCAGACCTTAACGAAACCTCATTAGAGTCAGCAATGATTTCCATTGCTGGGTTTATTGATGAACGAGGCTTAAAAGTTGCGATGAAGGCAAGAAAATTATTTATTCCTGTCAACACGCAATTTGTGGCTGATCGTCTTCTTAATTCCACTCTTAGAGTTGGAACTGCGGATAACGATATTAATGCAATCAAAAACATGGGAATTCTCCCAGACGGTTATACAGTAAACCACTATTTAACTGATACTGATGCATGGTTCATTAAAACCGATTGCCCTAATGGATTAAAACACTTCGTCAGAGCGGCGCTTTCCACAGGTATGGAAGGTGACTTTGACACAGGAAACATGAGATACAAAGCACGTGAGAGATACAGCTTTGGATGGTCAGATCCTAGATGTGTGTTTGGATCACAAGGTTCATAAAATTTTTTGGATCCTCCCAAGAGAAAAAGGCGCTTGTAAGAGCGCCTTTTTTGTTTTATAAATTATTCACCTAGTATTTTAATTTAGTTATGCAGACGCACTAGGAGACAGTATAGAGGCTGCATAGCGAAGGTCTATATAACCAAGGAGGTTTACAATGGGCACAACAACTTTTTCAGGACCAGTCAAGGCTGGAACGATAAGAGAAGGAGCGACCGCTAATGTGGGATTTGTCAAAATGGCACAATCAGCAGCGTGGACTCAGACGGCAGCAAGCGCTGCAAGCACAGGAATGATTATTCCTGCCAACAGCCAAATCACAGCAATCACTTTGTATATTACAACTGCACCTGGTGCGGCTAATATGAGTATGGGAACAAGCGCAACTTCAACTGAATTGTTTACCGCTTTAGCAGTAGGAACAGCAACAGACGTAACTAAAGTTGCTTTAACTAGTGCTACAATTACAGATATGGATGCTTGGACTGATGTCGGAACTTCGGATGTCACACTTTATGTGCTTTCATCAGCGGCCACAACTGGACGAGGGATTATTACTGTAGAATATATACAGAATAATAATCTTGCGTAATCATTAATTTAATCTGAGTGGGGTGTAATGCCCCACTCGTTTTAGGAGAAAATATGTACGGAATAAAAAGTAAAACACTGACATCGAGTGGAGCAGTAACAACTAAAGTTACCCAAGCAGCAACGGGCAATAGTCCTCAAAGAATATATTTCGCGCCCGCGCGAGTGACATCAATTCAAGCTGTGTGCGGAGCTAGTGCGGGTTCTGTTGTCCTAAAGGATAATGGAACGGGAGGAACAACTTTGCTAGATGTGGCTACACCAGGATCTGCTACAGCAACTGTAAGTGTGGACCTCAATTCGGATGGCATGAGATTTCCAACGGATTGCTTTGCTACACTTACCAATGTTACATCGGTTACTGTTCTCTACGCCTAGGGGCGTATTGTTCAGTCTAGCCATCATTTCAGCCATGAACATCATGGGCTGTAGTGTGTATGAAGGCATGTCTATGAAACCCCATAAAACGAGTGTAACAACAACCTATGGACAGGATGAGGTGGACAAGGCTAATGACAGCAAGGATCAGAGGAAGGATTCAATGCAAATCATCGTGAAGCAGGAGTTTTTATGGAAAGAATGATAATTGGAATTATTGCTTCAGCCCTCATTGGGCTCGCCGCATGGAACTTGAACCAGACATTTAATCTCTCCATTGAAATAGAGAGTGTCAAGGGAAAAATTGATGTTTTGGAAAAAAGCATCAAGCAACTGGGAAAGAAGAAACAGAGAAAAGGCTCCATTATGCAACAGAGCAACTAATGGAAACGATATTACTAGTATACACCATCTGGATCATAGGTGGAATCATCGTTAATGCAGCAGGTTTGTAATGACTGATTGGTTTGACAAGTTAATTATAGCCATAGGAATTATAACAATAATAATATTTATAATGGTGGTGAT